AAAATGGCTAAGATGGCTGAGAAATCTGCCGTCAAAGTTGCATTTAGAGGAATGGCCGCTGCTGCCGGTCCTCTTGGTTGGATTGCTTTAGTTATTCTTATTTTATGGGATGGGCTAACTGATGCATGGGATACATGGCAATCTACTGGAAGTTTATACGAAACAATTAAATCAGGTATTGCTGGACTTGTTGACTCACTCACATTCGGTTTATTTGATAAAGACACGGCTAAAAAAGTAATTGATGGAACTGTGAATTTTGTAAAAAACTTTCCTGAAAGATTATCAAACTTCATTAACGATACATCGGACCACATATTTACATTTGTGAATAATGCTATCGATAAGATGATGGAAATGAACCCACTAAAAGAAAAGCCTTTGAGTGAAAAAGAACTTGGTAATATTTTAGATCAACAGAAGGCAGCAGAAGAAGCGGCAAGAGCAGAAGCGGAGAGACAAAAACAAGTAGCGGAAAATTTGGCCAAAGCCCGTGAAATCATTTTAATGAAAACTGAAGAACGTGATAGATTGCTAGATGAAGTTGCTGTGTTAGAAGAACAGGCAAGTGGTAAACCATCAGAGACAACTAAAAAACTTCAAGAAAAAAGAGAAGAACTGCGTACATCCGAAAAAGGTTTGGCTGATGCTATTCAGCGTGAACAACAAGCAAAAAAAGAAGCGTATGCACCAAAACCTTCTACACCTGGTGGTATTCCTCCATCAGCACCGACGAAAGTTTCAGGTCGAGATGCTCTTGTAAAAATTATTGTTAAAGAACTACAGGATGCGGGTATCACAAATCGTTTTGCAATTATTGCGACATTGGCCAACGTGCAGAAAGAAACAGGCTTTAAAAACTTTGAAGAGAATATTCTAGCATACAAAAATACACCAAACGATAGAATTCGTCAAGTGTTTACAACTAGAGTCAAAAATTTCTCTGATGCAGAATTACATGAAATAAAAAAAGACCCATATAAATTTGCTGAAGTCATTTATGGCAAAAATAATCCAATTGGAAAAGGTATGGGTAACACCGCTGAAGGTGATGGTTTCAAATATATCGGTCGTGGTTTTATTCAGTTAACCGGTAAAAACAACTATGCTTTATATGGAAAATTAGCTGGTGTAGACTTAATAAACAATCCAACACAGTTACTTGATCCTATTATCGCAGCAAAAGTAACAGCGCAATTTATTCTTAAAGCGGCAGGCAGTAAAGTTAATTCATTCACTTCTCAATCAGAAGCCAATCGTGCAATTACACAAGCAATTGGTGGTAAGGCTCTCAACCTAGACAAAGGTATTGGTGCCGAAATTCTAGCCAAGGTTGACAAATATTCATCAGACTTTAATGGTATTGAATTGTCAGCAACAAGCAAAGAAGTATCACAGGGACAAAGAGAACAACTCAAACCTAAAGATGCTGATGTTGTTAATGTACCTCAAACAAATAATACAAAGAGTTATGATACAAAAACCGTAGCACCAAGGAAAAGTGACTCTAACGAAGTGATGACGGCAAGAGTAGCATGATAAGAGAAATATTAGGCAAATCCATTTCAAATAAACTGTTTGGTTTATCGAAACAGGACAAAGAAAAAGAAGAGCAAAGAAAGAACACTTTGCTTGGTGTTTCTGCACTCAAAATAATATCTAAAAATATGCTTGTTCTTCCCCGCATGGGTAGAGACTTAAATGCATCAGCAAAGGGCTTTAGTAAATTTTTTGCAAACGAAACCGGTGAAAAACCTGCAAAAGAAAGTTTGTTGAGTAAACTTGCACCACTAAAAGATAGTTTCACACAAGTTAAATTAAAAGACTCAAAAGAAAAAAGACAAAAGAAAGAAAAGAAACGCAAGTCGTTACTTGAAATAATATTCAAGCCATTGATTAAAGCGGCTACTCTTTTGTTTACAGTCTTTATCTTTAATAAAGATTTGGTGCTTGAAGTTTTGGAAATGTATGGTGGTGTTGAAGGTATTATTGGTTCAGCACTAGATTCACTGTATTCTTCAATCACTGGATTTTTCTCATCGTTTAATTTTGCGGAAATTGTGACAGATGAGATGTCAACGTTTATTGAGTTCATTTCTTTTGGACTAATCACAAAAGATGATGCAACAAAAGTGTTAGAGCGTATTGGCACATTCATCAAACCAGTAACAGATCGTATAGGTTCATTCATTGGTGGTATCGCAGATTGGGTAAAAGAAAAACTTATGTCTTTTGGTCGTTCACTTGACAAAGGACTTGGTGTAGAAACAAAAGGTGTTAAAGAAGAACGAAGAAAAGCACTCGAAGAAGACCCATACGCAAATGCAGTAGAAACAATCAAGGCACTTGATGAAGATATTTCTTTACTCAAAAGTAGAATCGTTTCACTTAAAGAATATCTTGAAAATAAAAAGCAATATGAAAAAGAAAAGGCGGAAGGTCGTGCAGTAAGAGAAGCACCTACTCCACCTCCAGTAAACTTACCGATAAGGCGTGTTTCAGAGAAATCTATATTTTCTGGTGTACCATTAGCAACAACAATCAAAGGCACTCCTAGTGATGTACCATCCGGTCAAATTGTAACTAAAGCAGATGGACCGTTAGATAGCATAACAAAGAAGGCCGATCCAAATGTAGACACATCCAAATTTAATCCTGAATTTCAACGCCGACTTGAATTGATGGCAACAGCATTCAAACAAGAAACTGGTAAAATGTTGCTTGTTACTTCTGGCTATCGTTCAAATGAAAAGCAAAAAGAACTGTATGATGCAGACTTAGCCAAAAACAATGGCAAACCTAGCGGTAAAGTAGCACAACCAATGGCACCTTTAGGACAAGGCGCTGGTAGTGTTCACATGAAGGGTCTTGGTATTGACATCAACAGTAAAGGCAACGATGGATTAAATGCACTTGCTGGTACCAGAGACAACCCAACAGGTTGGCTAGAAAAATTCGGACTGATTCGTAACGTCAAAGGTGAGGATTGGCACGTTACTATTGGCGGTGCACCATCTACACCAGATGATGCTGAAGTGCCTGATGCAAAAGGAAATGCAGTTGATGTTGCAACAGGTAAAGTTGTACAAGGTGCCGATGTTGGTAAATCGTCAAGTGAAATTGCTGCTGAACAGCGTCAACAGTCCAAGCCAAAAAATCCTACAGTTATCAACGCTGGTGTAACAAACAACAACACTGTCATTAGAGAAGAAAAGATCCTTAAACCGGCATAAAAAACGCCACCCGAAGGTGGCGTCGCAGTTGATTAAGATAAAGGAGGATTTAATCTTCTGCTAGAGACTTAAAGTAATCAAGTTCTTCATCATCCAAATCAGGTGAAGTCTTTGGTGTAAAGTCTTCAGCCTTAGTCTTTGATACTGGTGCAGTACCACTTAGACCCAAAACTTTGTCCAGTTTAGACTTCAGTTCATCATATGACTTGAAGTTTTTAGGATCAAGAAACTCTTTCAGTGAGTATTCTTTTTTCCACAATGTTTCAAGTTTAGCATCATCACCATCAAGCAAAGGTGACGAACTTTCAAATTCAGACTTATCGTAGTTGCGATAGCCTTCAACTTGACGAATCTTCAGTTTGAAGTTTGCACCTTCCCAGAAATCAAACGGATTAATTGGCTTCTCATCCTCAAACTGAGGATTCATTGCCTCTGTAATCTTATCAAAGATTTTTTTACCAAACTTGTACAGTCTGACTTGACCTTCGTTTTCTGGATTTTTAGGATCAGAAACAACATAAATGTTTGCAATATAAAACAAACGGCGTTTCTGTTTACGTGCAATTTCTTTGTTTGCTTCAATACCAGAATTCCACAATACAGAATTATATTCTGATACCGGATCTTTCTGATTAAGTGTAGTCAAAGAGTTTTCAATGTACCAACCACCTGGACCCTGAAAGCCATGATTGAACACACGTGACCAAGGAAGAGCATCATCACCATCTACTGCGGGGGCTGGCAAAAACCGAATAATGGCCATTCCATTACCAGCTTTATCTACTTCTGGTTGCCAAAAACGATCATCGTCTTTAGAACCTTCTGCGGGAGCATTAATTGATTCAATCGCCTTTGTTAGTTTGTCGAACGAATTGCGATTGCGTTTGAGACTAGAAAAATCTGACATAGTTTACCTCGTATAAAAGTTGTATTAAAAAGTATGTGCATCTTGTTCACATGATTCATTATATACTTGTATATATGTATTGTCAAGGACTGATTGCACGATTTTTATCGTCTTAGCCGTATCTTTGTGTAAAATACCGACGCCGCCAGCCATATTAAAATCATCAATTACATCTTGTGTATCATCGATCAAAATAATATTCTGTTTAGCATAACCGGCTTTTAGATGCCGCCCAGGAACGATGTTAGCAGTAAAATCGATTTGATTTCGTTTCAACCAAATTTTTTTCTGCTTTTTCACCTCTTCATGGTGTAAACGACCACCAGATGAAGAAAGAATTTCTACTGGAATATCAAGTGTGTTAATGTACTCTATCAGTTCTTTACCACCAGGATACCATTCCAAAGTTTCAAAGTTTTTACCCTCTACAAATTGATCCCATTTCTCATCGTGTTTTTCACCACGCTCACGACTGCTTGCCGCTTTCTGCTTAAAGACCTCTCTGTATCTTTTGTTAAAGTCGGATAAAACTCCATCCATGTCCAGATAGATTTTAGTTATTTGCATCGTATTCCTTTTTGAGTATGATTTTATATTTTGTAGGTTCAAATTGTATGAACGGTGTATATTTTTTTATTTTCCTGCTAATATTCGGATAATGAATTGTGTCGGCAATTTTCTTATCCCATGAGGTTATGAAGTTAAGTAACTTATCGAGTATGCATACCGTTTCTAAAGAAATTTCGTCATGTAATAATTTCAGGAGTAATTTAGGATATTGACCATCATGCACTATTAATGTGTCATTTGCACTCTCCTGATTCATTAATAATGCAATTTCGTTTGAAAAAGTATATGACAAAGATTGAATCACTTTCTGTCGTTTACGATACTGTACGTTCGACTCTTCACCAAGAAGGTTTCCCACCCAAACATTAGGATCGTGAACGAAATTAGCAACAATAAAATCACGACCTTGTTCTTCATTGGTGAATCTGCGACTCAATTTATAAAAGTGCCACTTATCTTTTCGATTCTCGAAGGCTTCAATACTTGTATTTACCTTACCATTGTACTTAAAGTAATCGTAAGAATCTGAATTGAAGTGTAGTTTAAGAGAAGTGTATAAAGAAAAGGCTTCATATCCTGTCATATCGGTAAACGATTACCTTTCACTTTTAACATATTCAAACGTTCCGCTTGCTCATGAATCTTTGATTTTAGATTTGGCGTAACAAGAGATGCAGCAACCTCTAGTTCAAGTCCAGTTTCTTTGCAATGTTCAGTGATAGCCTCAAGATATGTGTAATCTGTATTAGCTACCAACTGCTCAATACGCAAAGAAAACTTTAGCATTTCATCTTTAGTCGGCATTATTTTTCAGATGCCTGCGTTAGATTTTGCACCTCAGGTTCTTTTTGTCCAAACGGCCAGTTGTTGTTTGGTATATTTGAAAAATCGAATTGTGTATCCGAACTCTGATATCCTAATACTTTATCTTCCCAAGGAATCACGCTAATGTAACCATCAATTTCATATCCACAACCTTGTAAAAATTCTTTGAAGCGATCTAGAATATCACCAAGGTATAATTCATTAAAGTTTATTTCAAGGCTTTTTTTACCATCATTAGAATCAAACTTGAATGTAAAATTATGATCGTCATTTTCAAAGTGCATTATATATTCCCCTGTTTATTTTTTATTTGATGCGTGTGCGATACAAACAATATCGTCACTCTTAGCATATGAACACCGTACGGCAAGTGGATCAATACCCTTTGCGATTGCATTTTCAATATTTGCTGCCATAAGTTTACGATCATTCAAACCGTAAATACAAATCGCAGCAATGGTTGAAAGTAAAACCAAAGTGATTGATACCGTGGTTATACTACTCAATCCTTTTTCCATCATCTTCTCCTTTTTGCTTGATAAAATACTCATGAATTTCTTTTTACCTTATTGTAAAATAAATGTCTGCCGATTTGCACAGTATATCTCATGTTATTCCAACCAGGTTTTACATAGTCTGCGTGAAAGAACAATGCACCTCTCGTTGGATCTTTGAATTTTTCAGTATAAAGATAAAACGACAACGCTAAGTTCATAACACTATTATATAATGAATTACTCTCTACTGTCAAGAGTCCTTTTCTCATCACATCTTTTGGGTGATTCTCACATACCCATGAGAATTGACAAACACTGCCAACTCTTTGCTTAACTACGCCACAATATGTGTCAGGAAAAACTCCTGATTGCATACGATTGTGTGTAACGAATGCGACTGCTATTTGACCGAGTTTGGGTTCCGAACCCGCTTCAAAATACATGTTCTGTGCAAGACATTCTACTTCCGCCCTTGCATCGGGTGATAAATCTTCTAGTTGAACTTTTGGTTCAATCGGTATGTTTATTTGTGCTGCTGCATGACCAATATAGACAACGAATGCTGCAAAGATACTACAAAGTAATAGTGTAATGTAACGCATAGTTCTCCTTGTTAGTTAGAGGTGTGCCGAAGCACACC